TATAGTATCCCAAGATTAACTATTGCACCTCACACAAGTGTTCCTGAATACAAAGCTGTAGATACACTTCCTGCACCAACTGGTAGTTTGTGGATTAAAACAACTACACCAAATGGCGGCGCAAACTGGAGAATTAAGCAGTATAGTGATGCAACTCAACTTTGGAACAACGTTAGTGCTCCAATGTACACAAGCAACGAAGCAGCACTGTTTAATCTAGACAAAGCAGGCGGCGGCGCAAATTTACTTGCAGGTGATTTGTATATCAAAGCAAACGTAGAAGAAGAAACTCCTACAATTGCAGATTTTAAAATTCATTATAGAGTTTCAAATGATGCTACTTCAATTGCATCAGCAAAAATTGAAACACAATTAGTTGCTGGTACTTATGATTTTGACATTGCTGAAACAACTGTAAATAGTGCAACTAGAACAAACAAAACTATTAGCGTAACTATTGCAGGTGGCACTACTGCCGATGCAGACACAATTGCAGGTGCAATTAACGCAGCAGGATTTGCAAATGTAGTATCGTATGTAAATGCTTCAAACAAAGTAGTAATTGAACACAAAATTGGCGGTGATTTCCGTATTGCAGATACAGACGGATTGCTTACAACAATGGGCTTTTCACCATTACTAGCAGATGGTAGCAATTCAGCAACTGCAACTGCAAACTTATATGATAATGCTACAGGCGATTCAACACATGATTTTGTTGCATCAAACTGGAAGCCATTAACTTATAGTGCTTCTAATACAGAGCCACTAGCATTAACAACATCAGGACAGCGTTGGTATAATTCTACAGTAGACGAAGTTGATATTATGATTAACAATGGAACTACATGGGTTGGATACCAAAATTACAATGACGATTATGCTGATACAGACCCAGCAGGTCCAATTGTAAGTGCATCACAGCCAACAGAACAATCAGATACTACTCCTTTAGTTGATGGAGATATTTGGATTTCAACAGCAGATCTTGAAAACTTTCCACTAGTATATCGTTATAACGGTACTACTGAAGAGTTTGTATTGGTTGACAAAACAGATCAAACTACTGAAAACGGTATCTTATTTGCAGATGCACGTTGGAGTACAACAGGAGGTTCTACAGAAGGACCATACGAAGCAGGTGATATTGACGAGTTACTAGTAAATGATTACCTAGATCCAGATGCTCCAGATCCAGCACTATATCCAAAAGGTATGATGTTATGGAACACACGTAGAAGCGGATTTAATGTTAAGCGTTTTGAGCGTAATTACATTGATGTAGATGGATCAAACGGTCGTTATGAAGTTGACGATCCTAACAGTGCTGATCCAGATGATGTAATTGACCAGCCAATGGCAGATTACTATCCACATCGTTGGGTTACTGATTCAGGTAACAACGAAGATGGTTCAGGTACATTTGGACGTTTTGCACAGCGTAAATCAGTTATACAAGCTCTACAATCATTAGTAAATAGTAACCAAGACATACGTGACGAAGAATCACGTCAGTTTAACTTAATTGCTTGCCCTGGTTATCCAGAACTAATTGGTGAAATGATCACTCTAAACTATGATCGCAGACTAACAGCGTTTGTTGTAGGTGACACACCAGCAAGACTAACACCAGATGCAACTTCACTTAATGAATGGGCATCAAACGTTAGAGGCGCTTTAGAAGACAATGATATTGGTGCAGTTTCAAAAGATGAATATCTAGGAATGTATTACCCATGGGGCTTCTCAAGTGATAACTTCGGTAACAATGTAGTTGTTCCTCCAAGTCATATGGCACTACGTACTCTTGTGTTAAACGATCAAGTTGCATTCCCCTGGTTTGCACCTGCAGGTACAAGACGCGGTGGTGTTACAAATGCTACAAGTTCAGGTTATGTAAATAGCGAAGGAGAATTTGTAGGAATTGCATTGAATACAGGACAGCGCGATACACTTTATACAAACCAAATTAACCCGATTACATTTATAAGTGGCGCAGGGCTAGTTGTATTTGGACAAAAGACTCGTGCAAGAAATGCAAGTGCATTGGATAGAGTTAACGTTGCAAGATTGGTTGTATACTTACGTGGACAATTAGAACTTCTTGCAAGACCATACTTGTTTGAACCAAATGATAAGATCACACGTGATCAAATTAAATCAGCAGCAGATCAGCTATTGATTGAACTAGTAGGCCTAAGAGCTTTGTATGATTTCTTAGTTGTATGTGACGAATCAAACAATACTCCTGCTAGAATTGACAGGAATGAGTTATACTTAGACATTGCAATTGAGCCAGTCAAAGCAATTGAATTTATTTACATTCCATTAAGACTTAAAAATACAGGAGAAATTGCAGCTCTAGGATAATATGCGTACTTTATGGGTGGGGAATTAACCCCACCCTAATATGCATAAATACTACTGTAACAGGAGACAAGAATGCCAATTACAACATTAACAAATATTTCAATACCAACAGAAGATGGCGGCGGCAGCAACAGTTCTTTGCTAATGCCAAAACTACAATATCGTTTTAGAGTTTTATTTGAAAACTTTGGAACAACAGGTGGTCCAGATGGTATTCGTGAAATTACAAGACAGGTAGTAGATGTAACTCGTCCAAACCTTGCTTTTGAACAAATGACAATTGATGCTTACAACTCAAGAACTTATCTAGCTGGTAAGCACAACTGGGAACCAATTACACTTACATTGCGTGAAGATGCTAATAATAATGTGCAGAAAATCATTGGTCAACAGCTTCAAAGACAGTTTGATTTCTTCGAACAGTCCAGTGCAGTATCAGGTGGCACATATAAATTTATTACTAAGATCGAAATTTTAGACGGCGGCAACGGTGCTAATGGTTCATCAATTATTGATAGATTCCAACTAGTAGGTTGCTACATTGAATCAGCTAACTATAACACACTAGCATATGCTACAAGTGATGCAGTAACTACATCATTAACTATACGCTATGACAACGCTATACAGTTTGGCAGCGAAGAGCAGTTTAGTGGTGTTGGCGAAGCAGTTACAAGAGCTGCTCAAGATGCTATTGGTGGTACACAAGTTACTGGCTAATTAATAAACTAGTAATTGGGTATCTTGTATTAAAGCAGGGATCATACGATTCCTGCTTTTTTATTATCTACGTGGTTTATAACTTAGGATAAATATTAATATGGCATGGTGGAATAGTTTAATAAAATCTCGTCAAGTAAACACGCATTTGCGTGATGCAAGGCATGCGCACAATTTGTTCACACAATATGGACATTTGTTTTCTCCAAAAACTAAATTTTTATATCATGTAGTATTTGAAACTACAGATGATGTTGCATTTTATTCAAATACAGAAACTTTTAAAAAGCAAATAGGTGTACTAGTTAAACGTGCAGATTTGCCAGGTTTTAAAGCAAGTATAGAAAACAAACAGCAATATAATCGTAAGAAAAATATGCAAACAAGAGTTGACTACGACGATGTGCGTATTTCTTTTCATGACGACAATTTAGGTGCAACAAGAGCTATGCTTGAAGAATACTATAGATATTACTATCAAGATGGAAATCACTCTAGATCTACTAGTACAACTACAACTGATGGAAGTTTTAATCCTAGAGACAAATATTCTAATAGAACTCCTAACTATGGTTTGAATAATTTTTATAAGCAGCCGTTTTTTAAATCAATAACAATATATCAATTAAGTTTACAAAATTGGTTTAGCTATACATTAATAAATCCTTTACTAAGTAGTTGGGATCACGGAGATGTTGATTCTTCTGATGGTTCGGGTATGAATGAAAACACTATTATGTTAGCTTACGAAGGTGTTTTGTATGACAACGGAATAATAGGCGAAAACGGCGAACCTACAAACTTTACTAATCCAGAAACTGGTTATGATAATACATTTAGTCCTTTGGATTCTGAAATTAAACCTAATGAAAATTTTATTATACCTATTTTAAACACTATTACTGACAGCCTTTTTGGATTTGAGTTACCTATTGTTAGTAATAATCAAACATCAAGATCTACATCATTAACGTCTACACAGTTACAAGGAACAAATCAATTTCCAAGATCTAGTTCAGTCATACCTGGATATTTTTTACCAGTTAGAGATCAACTTAATACAGAAAGGCCGGATGTATTTTTAAAAGCATCTAGTGCTAAAGGAGATCCAGAAACTACTTTACAAAGATTAAAAACTAATCCTCAGGCATTTAATAGTTTTCTTGCAAAAGTTTTAAACACTGGTTATTTTGAAGGATTAGATTTTCAATCCTATAATTTATTATCTCCAGATCAAAAAAGTATTGTTTTATCAAACTTAGATAATGCAATATTAGAAGGAGATTTTAAATTGTTTAGTTTTATGAAAGCAGCATTAGAGGAATTATAATGATAAGATCAAA